TGTTCCGCTATTCGACGTGGGCCTGCGCAGTTTTTCCGCCTCCTGACGGTACACTTCAAAAAGTCCAAATTTCCCCATTCCGTTCTTAAACCAATCCAACGCCTGTGAAGTCGAGTCAACTTGGTCATCGTACTTGCCTTTTGGGAAAACGGACATCTCATGCAGGTATTCCGCTAACCAATGTGCTTGAGCCGGGATATGAACAAACCCGTTTTCAATGGTGCTGCTGATTGAATGCATGCGCATGACCTTGTCCATCTTGGGCTCGTACCGAGTCGCAGCATGCATTCCGTCGGCTTGGAGGTCCTGGATCAGTGATGTTCCTGAGGATTTATCTTCGATCACGACATTCTTGGCTTGATGCATTTCGGCCTGCTGCTTCGCTGCCCTTCTGAGGTCCGGGTAGTCTAAGCGTTGACGGAGCACGTGCAACAGATAAAGGTGATCTTTCAGAATCCCCCAGGTCGTGCAAACACTGTAGTCATTCAGTTCGTTGCTCTTGTTGGCTGTATCCCAACTTTGGAATATCAACTCAAATTCCCCGGGGAGCTCCCCAGGCGTGTAGGTCCTAAACCACTGGGTTTTGATCAGGCCGCCACCCAAAGGTGAAGGAGCCTGTTGGTATTGACCGGCGAAGTTGTATTCGCCCTGAACCTCACGCATACGAGCAAGTACTTCGAGAGATTCACGCACCGGGTGCAACGCTTCCCCTTCCCTTCGCTCGAACGTGCGCTTGCTGTATCGCGTCTGGACCGTATAACTTTCGTCTCTTTCCGCAATGGCTGGAAAGCTGAGAACCTTCCAATCGCCCTGTCGCAGAACGTGGCCAACTAAATCATCTTCATGCAGCCTCTGCATAATAAGGATGATGCAGCCACTGTTCTTGTCATTCAAACGGCTCACGAGGGTATGGTCATACCAATCGTTCACCGTCTTGCGTTGAGTTCCGGATAGTGCTTCTTCTGGTTTGAGGGGGTCGTCAATGATGATCCAGTCCGCTCCTCGCCCTGTCAAAACACCACCGACAGAGGTTGACAAGCGAAAGCCTTTCTCTGTGGTCATGAAGTCATTTAAAGCGGTCCTGCGACTCGCAAGACGCGTTGCGGGAAACAGTTCTTGGTATGGATCGGACATCATCAACGAACGGCAATCTCCGGCCAGTTTGTCTGATAGGTCTTGAGCATAGCTGGCGCAAATAATCTGGGCCGAGGGGCTATGTCCAAGGAGATACGCCGGAAATGCGACCGAGGCCATGTGTGACTTCAGCGATCGTGGAGGAACATTAATAATGAGACGCCGTAGCTCTCCAAGGCGACATTGTTCGAGCGCCTCCGCAATGACTTCGATGTGCCAGTTGTGGAGATAGTCTGTTTGGGGATTCAGCTGGTAAAAACTTCGCTCAACAAAAGCGGCAAAATCCAACCTTAGTAATACTTGGAATTCTGCCTTAGTCATCGTTGCCATTGTCATCTCCTTTTTCTGGTTTCTCTAACCTCTCGAGGAATCGGGCCATGACCTTCTGGTCCGCATCAGAAAGATCGGACTTATTCGGCGCCGCCGTTGTTCCAACTTCGGCAGAGCCGGCCAGCGCTGTGAGGAGTCGCATGGCTAGCAAATCGCCGGATGCCGCCTTATTGACCAACTGTTTGATCGCTGCCTCGGCCTTTGTTACGGTCTTACGTATTCCGTTCTCATTGATCACCACCCTTTCTTTGAGAGTTCGTTCAAGCACCGTCGCCAAATTACGCGCTCCTTTCGGCCTGCCCCTTGGATTGCCCGAAACTCCCTTCCGGAAACGAGTGTGGGCTGGCGGCTTTGCGTACCCAACGTCGCGTGAGTCATCGTCATTGTCTGGCATTAATGATCTCCTCTTCACGTTCGGCAAAAGTCTGCCCCGTTGCCTCGTGAACGGCCTCGATGCCGGTGAAGCGTTGCCACCTACGCACAATCGTGTCGACATAGCGCGGATCGAGCTCCATGCCGTAGCAGATCCGACCCGTTCGTTCCGCGGCGATCACGGTCGTACCGCTTCCCAGGAAGGCATCAAGCACGACGTCTCCGCGCGTGGTGCAATCTAGAATTGCATCAGCCACCAGTTCGACTGGTTTGATCGTGGGGTGAAGATGAGACAAGACTCCTTCTTCAGTGCTTCGAGATAAGGAGTTCGCACGGCGGTAGCTCCATACATTTGTTCGGTACCGACCGTATTGGCCGAGTTGAATGTTGTTTCGGTGTCGTTTCTTCCCAGTCTTAAAGACAAAAACGAACTCGTGCTGGCTCCGGTAGAGCGAGCCCTGCCCGGCATTTTCCTTTACCCACACGCAAACATTTTTGAATTCTGAATAGACTGACAGGGCAGCCGAGATTAATTCGGCCGAATGCCGCCAATCCATGCAGATGAACTGCAAAGCTCCGTCTGCGCTGTAACGGGCTAACTGAGCTGTGACTTTCGTCAAGAAGTCGGTGAATTCGGACGGGGTCATTTCACCCGAAGCCACCGCGAATTCCGGATGATGGATCTTTCCAAACCCCGTCACATAGCCGTCAATGGGATCGTTGTAGGGAGGATCGGTAAACACCATCGCGGCGTGTCGACCATCCATCAGTGCGGAATACGCAAAGTCGTTTCGGGCATCGCCGCAGTAGACTCGATGGCGATTCAGGACCCAGCAGCCACCCGCTTCAGTGACTTGAGTTTTTGTTTCGGAGTCAGGGATCGCATCAGCCGGATCCGCTTCTCCTGGAGTGGCTGGAGCGAGATTCTCAATGAATATGTCGATCTCGCTCGTCTCGAAGCCGGTAACTTCCAGGCTGAAATCCAATTCGACTTCCGAAAGGATCTTGAATTGCTCACCTAGCAGTCGGTTGTTCCATTCGGCGTTCTCGGTCAGCCGGTTATCGGCAATCGTGAACGCCCGAATCTGGTTCTCGGAGAGGTGCTCGAAACGAATCGTCGGAACCTCGGTTATGCCGAGAATCTTGCAGGCAAGCACTCGACCGTGACCTGCGATCACTTGCAAGTGAGTGTCGACCAGAACCGGAACATTGAAGCCGAAGCTCCTGATGCTATTTGCAATCTGACGGACCTGTTTGTCTGTATGCACGCGCGGGTTTTGCGGATTGGGCTTGAGCGCCGCGACCGGAAGATACTCAACAGCAAGAATTCTCTTAGCCATGTTGTCTCTCCTCTGCTCTAGACCATCAGACTTTTATTTCACGCACCAGATAAATCTGCATTCGGCGGATTCTTGAGCCTGGAGTGCCTATAGCCGGGATTGGGATGTCTGGTGAAAGGCCTGAAAAGCTGCCCGCTTCCGCTTGACTGTTCGCCCCCTGCAAGCGTGAATGTGCTGATGTTCAGGAGGAGAGGATGGCTTCAGCAATCCCCGATCAGATCGTCAAACTGCGGGCTTTGTCGCGGTCCGAGCTACTAGATCTGTGGCAGGAGCTTTACAAGAAAGCCGCTCCCCAGGACGTCCGTCGAGAAATCCTAGTTCCCTTCCTGGCTTACAGAATTCAAGAGAACGCGTACGGTGCTCTCAAACCTAACGTCGTCGCGGAGCTCCGTCGCATCGCCAAGACGCTAGACAAAGGTCGCGCTTCGACCGAGCCGCTTATTCGGACTCGGCTCAAGGCGGGAACCCGGCTCTTCCGTGAATGGCGTGGGCACACACACGAGGTCTTCGTAACTGATTCGGGCTATGAATATGGTGGGTTTTCCCATCGCAGCCTTTCAGAGATCGCCCGAAAGATTACGGGTACTCGCTGGTCCGGCCCCGCCTTCTTCGGCCTCAAGAAAATTAACTCAGTTCGGGATCACAGTCGATGAGTAAGCAACACGTTCGGTGTGCTATCTACACGCGAAAGTCTTCCGAGGAAGGACTGGAACAATCCTTTAACTCTTTGGAGGCACAGCGCGAAGCCTGCCAGTCCTTTATTCTTAGCCAGAAACATGAAGGCTGGGCAGTGCTGACTAACCGTTACGAGGACGGCGGCTTCTCCGGAGGCACGATAGAGCGCCCCGGCTTGAAGCAACTTCTGAATGATATAAGGGCCAGCAAGGTCGACGCAGTCGTCGTATATAAGGTTGATCGCCTCACTCGCTCGCTCACCGATTTCTCTAAGATCATCGAGATCTTCGACTCCCATAAAGTTAGCTTTGTATCTGTCACTCAGCACTTTAACACCACGTCTTCGATGGGACGACTCACGCTGAACGTATTGTTGTCCTTCGCCCAATTCGAACGAGAAATCACGGGCGAGAGGATTCGCGACAAAATCGCAGCCTCGAAGAAGAAAGGTATGTGGATGGGAGGCCTGGTCCCTCTCGGTTACGATTGCGTTGACCGGCGACTGGTGGTCAACCAGGAGGAAGCAGGCACCGTTCGCGAAATCTTTTGTCAATACTTGCGACTTGGATGCGTCAGCAAGCTCAAACAGTTCTTGGAACACAAGCAGATTCACAGCAAGATTCGTACGAGCAATGCTGGACGTACCAACGGTGGTGCGACGTATTCTCGAGGCGCCTTGTATCATCTACTCAACAATCGCGTCTACGTTGGGGAAACCGTGCACCGCAAGGAGTCTTATATAGGGCAGCACGAGGCGATCGTGTCGCGAGATCTGTGGAACGAGGCTGCCGCCCGCTTACGAAAAAACAATCGGGCGCACCGCAACGGGAAGTCCCATTCGACTCCAAGTTTACTCAGCAGCAAGCTCTTCGATAGCAGTGGCGTCCGATACACGCCAACGCATTCTGTAAAAAACGGGAAACGGTATCGCTATTACACCTCGCAAACCGTAGTCACACAGGCTGGCATCAAACCCGCAATCACTCGGTTCCCGGCTCAGGAGCTGGAACGTTTCGTTCTGTCGCAAATACACTTTCTTCTCCGGGACCCCGACAAGTGCACAGCCGGGATGAGAAATAGACCTAGGAAAGATGTAGCAATAGAAGGAGCCAAGCAGTTGGCCGAAGAATGGCCGACGCTTGAGAATTCGAGGCGTCATGAGTTCGTCGTCAAAGTACTGCGGCGGGTCACGATAGGCCAGACAGCGGTGTGGATTGAGATTGATAAGAACAGGTTGCTCGCAATATTACTGGGGAAGAAGTCCGAGGAGTTTCCTCCTTCGCCTCGGGACAAAGCGGAAATTCTGAATCTGAGCGCCGACTTTGAGATTCTTCGCCG